GCACAGCGCAGCACGGTCACCGAGCGTGAGGCGTGGAAGGTTCGCGCTGACGAATTGGCCGCCGCCAACGCCGCCTATAGCACCAGCTTCCGCCAGCTGCAGGCGGAATTGAAGCTGGCGCAGGACCAGGCCACGGAAGTGCGCACGCAGGCCGCCCAAGCGCAGGCCATCGCCGAGCGTGAGACCGCGGCGGCCGAGCGGACGCTGAAGGAATTCACCACGCGCTACCAGGTGCAGAGCCGCGTTGCGGACTGCGCTCGCGCCCTTGAACAGGTGGAGGCGGTATGTCCGGCATTCGAGCACTACTGATCCTCTTGGCGATCGCACTGCTGGCCGCCTGTGGCCGCAACGCGAAGCCAGACCTGCCGCCTGCCGGTGGCGCTGTTACGCCCGTCGTGCAGGTGGTTGAGCGGCGCGTGTACGTGCCGATCGACGCCGTGCTCACACGTCCGGAGCCAATAGCAGAAGGCCCGATCTCCATGTGCTTCGACGTGGCCGCACAGCGCCGCGCCGCGATCGAGCGTGGCAATGCCAAGCTCAAGGCGATAAGCGCAAAGCAAGGCACGGTGGCGACGCCGTGATCCAGACCGATATCACTGCCACGCCTGGTGATGCGCTCTCCCTGGTCCTCGAGGTTGACCAGGACGGCACGCTGGATTTCACCGGCTGGACCATTGACTGCGACATCAAGCAGTTCAACGGCACCGTGGTGGGTGACGTGCTGGCCACGGGTGTCGCGCAGTGGATCGATGCCGCGCAGGGCATGGCGCGCATCCTGGTGCCTGCCGTGACCACGGCCGCGTGGCCAGAGGTGGCACGGGCGGTGGCCGACGTCGTGCTGACGCGGCCCGATGGCGTGCCGCAGCGCACCGACAAGTTCGTCTTCAACATCGTGTGGGGCGTGACGTCATGAGCGCGCTTCGCATTCGCCTGCATCAGGAAAACATCGCACTGCAAGTGCAGCAGGACAGCGTAGCCCTGCAGGTCGTGAGCCGTCGCGAGCTCGTGGCCATGCAGGATGGGTCCACGATCAGCACGGCAGGTCCGGCAGTCGTGCTCCGTTTGCTGTCCGGCCTGGTGGGCGCACAAGGCCCTGCTGGTCCTGCCGGCGCTACCGGGGCCGCCGGTGCGCAGGGCGACGTTGGACCGCAGGGACCGGCAGGTGCAACGGGCAGCCAGGGACCAGTCGGCGACACTGGGCCAGTGGGCGCCACCGGCGCGGCCGGGCCCCAAGGCGACGCGGGTCCCCAAGGCCCGGCAGGGGCAACAGGTAGCCAAGGGCCGATAGGCAACACGGGTCCTGCCGGTGCTACCGGGGCCGCAGGCCCGCAAGGCGAAGTCGGCCCGCAGGGGCCGGCGGGCGCTACGGGCATCCAGGGCCCTGCAGGCAACACCGGGCCGGCGGGGACAACCGGCGCGGCCGGGCCGCAGGGTGAGGTTGGCCCGAAGGGCGACACCGGCGACCAAGGCCCGCAAGGCATCCAAGGGATTCAGGGTATCCAGGGTCCGGCCGGTGCAGCAGGCGCTACGGGCGCGGCTGGTGCAACTGGACCAGCCGGTGCTGCCGGCACGGTGATCACGGTCGGCACTACGCCGCCGGAATCGCCAGTGGTCAATCAACTCTGGCTGGACACGAACTGATGACCATTGCAACGCTCGATGGAGTGGTCGGCGCGCTTGGCAACAATGCCACGCGCTTCATCCTGGACAAGGCTTCGCTGTCAAATACAGCCGCTGGCCAGTACCACAGCCTTTTCCGTGCGACAGGTCAGCCGGGGCAGGGTGCAATTCCGGCCGCGGCAGCGGTGTGCGACAACACGCTACTTGGAGCGATGAACTTCGCACAGCAGACAGCACCGGCTACGACGTACGGCGGGTGGTCGAACGCGATGTGCAGCAACAGCGCCGTCACTATAGAAATTCACGACCGCCTCATGCATATGGGCGGCCTGAACGGAACTTTGGCCACCGCACAGACTGTCAACCTGGACGTGCACGCCAACATCGGCACGGGTAACCTTGCGGAGCGCATTGGTGACTCTAACTACTCCGACATCCAATGGTTCATGGAGTGGTACACCGACACGGGTGGCACGGCGGTCACGGCCACGATCGCGGTCACGTACAACGATGGCAGCAGCGGCAATCTGACGGCGCTTTCGCTCGCGGCCACGCGTCGCGCTTCGCTGATGATTCCTCTGAACTCGCTGATACCTGCTGCCAAGTCGGGACTCTATATCCGCGACATTGATTCGGTCACGCTGTCTGCGACCACCGGCACGGCCGGCAGCTTCGGGTTCACTGCAACGCGTCCTCGCCTGACTATGCCGCTCCCCTTGGCCAACAAGATGGAGATCTTCGACTGGGCAGCGCTTGGCTTCCCGCTGATTGCTAATAGTTCCTCTCTGTTCCCGGTGCAGATTGCCAGCACCACGACCACCGGCACAGTCCGTGGCGGCGGCAAGTTGGTGCACGGCTGATGCGCGCTGCCCTTGTCCATGGTTCCCGTTACGGCTGGCGCGGTGCGCTGGTTTTGCCGGCGGCTTACTTCGAGCCGGCCGCGGTGAGTAGCGGTCTGTTGAAGCACTGGAACGGCAGCGCCTTTGTGGCCAAGCCGCTGAAAGCGTGGAGCGGCAGTGCCTGGGTGACTGGAGTGCTGAAGTTCTGGAACAGCAGCGCATGGCAAGTGGGGGCATCCCCGTGAGCCTGATCAAGATCCAAGTCGACGCCGATGACATGCTCAACCGGCACTTCACCGAGATCGAGCAGAAGAACCTGCCGTTCGCGGTGATGCAGGCGGTCAATGCGACCGCCTTCGGCGTGCGCGAGGCTTGGAAGAAGGAAGCGCCGCGGGTGTTCGATAACCCGGTGTCGTTGACCGTCAACGCGGCGCAGTACCGCAAGGCCACTAAGAACAAGCTGTACGCCGAAGTCTTCCTGCGCGATGAAGCGACCAACGGCACCGCGCCGGCAAAGTACCTGCTGCCACAAGTGGAAGGCGGGACGCGTCGCAAGAAAGGCCTCGAGGTGTTGCTGCAGGCGAAGGGCGTGATGCCTGCCGGAATGTTCGCCGTGCCAGGCAAAGGCGCGCAGCTGGATGCCAACGGCAATATCCAGAAAGGCCAGATCAACAAGGTCCTATCGCAGCTGGGTGCGCGCAACGATGCGCTGCAGAACGAAACCGACAACAGCCGCGACCGTCGCCGCAAGCGTGCCGCGAAGAAGGGCGAACGTGGTGGCGAGTTCTTCGCCATCCAGAAGCCCCGCGGTCGCATGCTGCCCGGCATCTACGAACGCTTGCGTACCGGCTTCGGCAGTGGCGTGCGGTCGCTGCTGATCTTCGTCAACCGCACCAGCTACACGCCGCGCTACAACATCTTCGCGTATGCCCAGCGCACTTGGGACAAGCTGATGCCGTTTCACTTCCAGCGCGAGCTGGAGAAAGCCGTGCAGACCTCCAAGTTCAGGGGGAAGGCATGAGCCAGAAAGAGTTCCTGCGCGACTTCGACGCCGGCGCCTTTGCCAGTTTCATCGACGCCGGCATGGCGGATGCCGCCATGTACACCACGGCCGACAGCCTCAGCACCACCGCGTGCGATGTGCTGGTCGACCGTAACGTGCGCGACTACGGCGACGACGCGGCGCCGGTGGGCACGCTGTACACGCTGGTCACCTTCCAGCGTGCCCAGGTGTCGCCGTCGCGTGGTGGCACGGTGGCGGTGGAAGGCGAGTCCTTCATGCTGGATGCGGAAGTGCGCAGCGATGAATCCATCAGCCGATGGGTGGTGACCCGTGTCTAGTCGCGCCGACCTCAAGACCGCCGTCCTCGCCTGCCTGGAGCGCATCACCGTGGCTGGCGGCTACCACACCGACGCCGGCAACACGGTGACGGGTGAGCCTGGCCAGATCGCTGCGGACGCCTTGGCAGGTGTCGGCGTGATGGTGGAAGCGCAGACCCGCGCAACGGATCCGGCCGCCATCAAGACGCATCGCCTCACCACCGTCGCTGTGATCGTCAAGGTGCCGGCCGCGCAAGGCAATGCGCAGGCGCGCCTGGACCTGGTGCTGGATGACGTCGAGCGCGCCATGGCCGATCAGCAATTCCGCTATCCGGAGCGCATCACCTTTCCGCAATACCAGTCCATGCAGCCCGTCATCGCCGAGCCCGGCCAGGGTTGGGTGGGCGCGGTGCTGCGCTACACCAGCCACATCCCGATTCGCTAACCGTTTCAATCCGCCGCCCCGCGGCATCACAACCAGAGGTAAGCAACAATGGACGCACCTGATTACAGCTATGTGGGCAGCGGCATCATCCTGATCCGTGAGTGGGGCGCCGCCGCGCCGATGCTCCCCGTCGGGAACTGCTCGGCATTCGCCTTGGCCCCACAAACGAACACGCTACAGCTTCCGGATTACCAGAATCCGGGCGGTGGCATCATGAACCGTATCGATCGCGTCTCGGATTGGCAGCTGAACTACAGCTTTCACAGCTTCAACGCCGAGAACTTTGCCCGCTGCACTCGCGGTATCGCCAGTTCGATCGCTGCCGGTTCCGTCCCCGCTGAAGCGGTCGTGGGCTACAAGGGTGGCTACGTTCCGTTGAAGTACATCGCAACGGCTGTCGCGTCGGTGGAGCCGGTGGGTGGCGGTACTCCGTATGTGCTCGGCACCGATTACACGGTTGACCGCGGCATGCTCTACGTTCCGGCAACGTCTGCAATTCCTGACCCGGTTGCCGGTGCTGCGAACTTCGAAGTCGAGTACACGCGTGCTGCCGCGAAACATGTGGAAGGTGCCGTCACCTCCGGCAAGTTCTACGAGATGCAGTTCCGCGGCGAAAATGAAGCGCGCAGCGGTAAGCGAGTGGACCTGCGTGCGCACAAAGTCAGCGGCGGCGTGATTTCAAGCTTCGGCTTGTTGGGTGAAGAGTACGGCGTAGGTGAAGTTTCCGGTTCGCTTGTGTACGACGCCGCAAAGGCGACCAGCTCCGCCGTGTCTGGCTACTTCAACTGGCAGCAGGAAGAGTGATGCAAGGTGTGGATGACCTGAACGTCATTGACCCGGCCAGCACGGCGGTCAATTACCGGGGTGAGCGGCTTGAAATCAAGCCGCTCACCATTGGGCAGCTGCCGCAGTTCACCAGGCTGATCAATCCGGTGATGGAGCTGTTGCTCAACTCCGGGCGTTCAAGCCAAAGCGAGACGCGCGAGCTCGAGTTCCTGGTCGACCTATTGGCGGACCACGCGGACAACATCTTCGAAGCTGCTGCGCTGGCCACGGGCCGTGAGCGTGCGTGGCTTGAAGGTGCGCCAGGTGAAGACCTGTCGAAGTTCGTGGAGCTGGTGCATTCAATCATCAAGGTCAACAAGGATTTTTTTTCCCGGAAGCTCGCGGTGCTGCTGGAGGCGCGGGCAAGGTCATCCGCTGGGATTGGTCCGACAGCATCCAGCACCTCATCGGCGCAGGCCATTCACTGACAGAGATCAAGGGTTACACGCTCGCGCAGTTTCGGGCGTTCACCGTGGCAGCCGATCGTGCACGCAAGCGCCGGTTGCTGGATGACGTGATCAACCTGCGTGCGTCGCAATACGAAAAAAACCCGTTCACGAAATACCTCAAGGGCTTGAGCGACTGACATGGCACAACCGGCTGCAAATCTCCGCGTACGCATTTCCGCAGACCTTGCTGATATCAAGCAGGGTCTCGGCTTGCTGCGCGGCGAGCTGGCGAAGGTCAAGAAGGAAGCAGCACAGACCACTCCGGACACGACCAAATGGGCTGCCGGCATCGGCAAGGTGCGTGCGGAGCTGGTGAATCTGGCGGGCGCATACATTGGAATCCGAGGTATCGCCACTGGCGTGCAGGCGCTGTTCGCGGCGTTCGATCGCGCTGATCGCATCGGCGAAGTGGCGCGCATTGCGGGCGTCAGCACCGAAGCATTGTCACGCCTGGCGTTCGCAGCAAAGTTCAGCGACGTGGAACTTGAGGGCCTGCAGACCGGATTCAAGACGTTCAACAAAGAGCTGGTGGCCAACTCGGGATTGATAGGAAAGGTAGGCGTCGAGATTTTCGAAGCCGGCACCAAGAACTTCCGGCCCACCGAACAGATCATCTTGGACCTGGCTGACGTCTTCGCCAGCCTGCCTGATGGTCCGGAGCGCGCAGCACTTGCGGTCAAGCTGTTCGGCAAGTCTGGCGGCGACCTGATACCGGTCTTGATCGAGGGCCGCAAGCAGCTGGAGGAATACGGCAAGCAAGCCGACGCCACCGGAAACACCATTAGCGAGGCTGCTGCTGCATCGGCCGGTGAGTTCAATGACAACCTGGATCTTCTGAAAGGCACATTGACCGGGGTGGCCAACGAGACGGCTAAGCACCTCATCCCTGCGGTGGCAGGCTATGCCGCCGAAGCCGCGAACGCAGGGCAGCAATCAAACTTCGCAGCGGAAGGCGGCAAGTTCCTTGCGAGCGTGTTTAAGGTGGTGGCAGCTGGTGCCATCATCGTCAAGAACGTGGTGGAAGGTGCGGCCACCGTGTTGGCGTTCCTGGGTGACACGGCTCTTCGTGTTTCCAATGTGGTCGCTGGCACGCTGGGCAAGACGCTCGGCGCGGTGGCTGCATCCGCCAAGAGTCTGCTGTCCGGCGCCAACCCGCTGGCGGTGTTCAGCGCGTTCCAGAGTTCGTTGAAGGATGTGGCGGGCGATGCCAAGGCGAATCTGGCCGGCATCCGTAGCGGTTTCAGCTTGATGAAGGATGGCGTGAGTGACGCCGCCGGCGAGATCGCGCAAGTCGGCAAGATGTTCAGCGACGCAACCCAACAGGCCACAGCCGACACCAAAGGTCTGACAGCCGCTGCCGAAGGCGTGAAGCCAGCCAGTCAGGCTGCGTTAGAAGCCATTCGAGAACTGCTGGCTGGCGGAGGCGACAAAGGTGGCAAAGACAGCGACGCCGCTGCCAAACTGAAGAAGCTGCGCGAAGAGGCAGAGCGCCTGCGCAAGGAAGAAGAGAAGGCAGCAGCCGAGCGCCTGAAAGAACAGGAGGATCTCGCCAAAGACCTCGGCCAGGTAAAGATCAAGCTGCTCGAGCTCGATGGCGAGACCGGCCGCGCGGCACGTGCGCAGCTGGAAGAAGAGTACCTGGACCTGTTCCGCCGTCTGGAAAAAGCCAGCGATGAGGCCGGTGCCGCCATGGTGCGCAACCTCATCGAGCGCCTGGCCGCCAAAGCGCAGCTGGACCAGATTGAAAGCAAGGTGGGCGAAGCCACCGGCTCGCTGCAGGGCACGGAGACATCCATCTCCGCCCAAGTGTCCGCTGGCATGCTCAGCAGCCTGGAAGGCGAGCGCCAGCTCGAGGCAGCACGCAAGCAAGCAATCATCACGCTGGCCGCCGCACGCCAGTCCACGCTGGAATATCTTGCCACGCTCGCGCCAGGCAGCATGGAGGCGGACGCCGCACGCCTGACCCTGCAAGGCATCAACACTGACATCGCCAACATCGTCGCGTCGCAGAACCAGTGGAAGCAGGACGTCGAGTCCGCGGGCCAGTCCTCGCTGATGACGTTCTTCTCGGACCTGAAGAACGAAGCGATGAGCGCTGGTGAAGCCGTCCTTGCGTTGGGCGCAAACTTTGCCGACGCCATGTATCAGATGGCGGCCACGGCCGTGTCGAAGAAGATCGTCGGCGCGATCAGTAGCTTGTTCAACAAGGGCGGCAGCGGTGATGAGGCTGACGTCGCTGCCGGCGCCACCAAGCTCAGCAGTGCCGCCACCGCCACGGCCCTTGCCGGCGGCGTCATTACATTCGGTGCCACCAGCCTCAGCAGCGCCGCCAAGGAACTGCAGGCAGCGGCCACGTCGCTGATGATCGCCAACACGCTGGGCAGCTTCGGCGCTGCGCACGGTGGCGGCACCGTGGGCGCGTTGACTATGACACGTCACGGCATTAATCCGATGGTGTTCGGTGCTGCACCCCGCTACCACGACGGAGGCATCGCCGGCCTGCGCCCAGGCGAAGTGCCGGCCATCCTGATGGAAGGCGAGCGCATCCGCACCGAACAACAGGAAGCCGCTCTCCAGGCGCAGCTGAAAGCGGGCAGCAGCGATGGTCTCGTCACCACACCCATAGTCGCGATCGGCGAGGCCGCGATTGCAGACGCGATGGCCAGCGCTGCGGGCGGCCGCGTAATTCTTACCCATGTTCGTGAAGGCTGGGCCGGATTGAACCAGGGTGAAAGCTGATGGCGGATCCCGTTCCCTGGACGTTCAATGCCGGCGGCACGGTCGCCGAGCAGCTGACCTGGCTCACCGATGTGCTGCCCGCCACCACGGGCCCGGAGCAGACACGCAAGCTGCGTGAAGCGCCACGCACCGTGGTGTCCTTCGGCGGGCTGGAAACTGCACGCAACCGGCGCTGGCTGGAAACCCTGCTCATCGCCAACGGGGCAGGGCAGTGGCTCGCACCGCTGGTGATGGACGTGACGCGTCTTTCCGCGCCGCTCTCCGCCGCCAGCACCAGCGTGCCGATCGACACCGCCACCTTGCGCTTCGTCGCTGGTGGCCAGGCGCTGCTGATCGCAGCCGACCTGCGGCACTTCGAAGTGGTTGCACTCGATGCAGTGAGCGGATCCGCGCTGACCCTCGTGGATCCGACCACCTACGCATGGGGCGCAGGCACGCGGGTGATCCCGTTGCGCGTGGCACGCCTGGACACCATGCCCAGCCTCAGCCGGTTCACCGGCGACGCCGCGCCTTACCAGGTCGCGTTCCGCTTGGAAGAGCCGCTCGAGGAAACGCCCGACGCCGGCGACGCCACGTACCGCACCGCGCCGGTGCTGGAGTGGACGCCCACCTGGTCCAGCGACCCGGAGTTCGTACCGGAGCGCCGGTTGCTTACTGAGGATGAAGGCACTGGGCCCGTGGCCATGTTCGACCTGGTCGGCATTCCCTTGGGCAAGCTGGCAATGAACTTCACCCTCGTAGGGAGAAGCACCATCGCCGCGTTCCGCGGCTTGCTGTTCGCACTGTGCGGGCGCTGGTCGCCGATCTGGGTGCCATCGCAGGCGCAGGACATGCGCATCGTGGCCACGGTAGCCAACGGCGCCACCTCGCTCGATGTGGAGCACTGCGGGTTTTCCGGATGGCCGCTGTCGGTGAACCGCCGCGACCTGCGCATCAAACTGCACAACGGCACCGTGCTGTACCGCCGCATCACGGATGCCGAAGAGCTGAGCAGCAGTGTTGAGCGACTTACCTTGGACAGCTCCATTGCCACCGGCTTCGCGGCGGCCGACGTGGCCGTGGTGTCCTTCATGGCGCTATGCCGGCAGGACACCGACGTCAACAAGTTGACCTGGTGGAACCACGACACGGTGCAAACCGAGCTGACGTTCCGGGCGGTGTCGCATGAGCTTTAGCATTTTCGAGCTGAGCCGCTGGGGCGGCAAGCCCGTGCACCTGTTCCGCTTCACTCGCGGCACGCTGGTGTGGCGCTACACCAGCGCCGATCGCGAGATCGTGCTTGGCGATGAAACCTTCCTGCCTGCTGCGATCGCACGTGGGGCGATCCGCGAGAGCATGGAAGCGGCCAAGAACAACCTGACCATCACGTTCCCGTACCAGCTCAACCCGCTGGCCGTGGACGTGCCGTCCACCCAACCATTGGGCGACAACTGGCGTCCATTCCCGCCGAGCGATCGCATCACCGTGACTTGCATGGCCCTGCACTACGGCGACGATGAGGCGGCGATCGAGTGGACCGGCCGCGTGCTGTCGCCCAGCTTCACCGACACCAAGTGCACGCTCACCTGCCATCCCTCGCACCGCTCGGCCAAGCGCAGCGGCATGCAGCGCAAGTGGCAGCGCGGCTGCGACGTGCCGGTGTACTCACAGGGCCACGGCATGTGCAACGTGGACAAGGCGTTGCATGCGGTGCCTGCCACGGTAGAGGACGTGTCTGGGTTGATGGTGACGGCGGCGGCATTTGCCACGTTGCCCACCGGCCGGCTATCTGGCGGCTTCATCGAGTGGACACGCGCTGACGGCCTGAAAGACTTCCGCACCATCATGGCCCACACGGGTGACGTGATCGTCGTCAACTACGGTGCGAGCGATCTGCTGGAAGCGCTCGATGTCACCGCCTATCCCGGCTGTGCACACAACGAAGCGGCGTGCGCCGAGTTCGACAACAGTCCCAACTACGGCGGCGCCAAGAACCTGCCGAACAAGGACGTCATGTCCGGGGTGCCAGTTTGGTGATCACGAGCCTCCTGCAACGTGCCGTCAAGCGCTATCAATGGGCGGGCTGGACGCTGCGCTATTGGATGCAGGACAAGTACCACGAGCAGCTGCGCCTGGTCGCCTTCGGCCTGGCCATCCTGATCACCGTGGCCGTGATGCTGTCCATGCACTTCAGCCTGGTGGAAAGCTACGTTCTCGCCAGCGCGCCTGATATGCCAACGGACAAGGTGCCAGTAGTCAAGGCGTTCGTGTGGTGGGTGCAGCTGATCATCATGATCGTGGCCGCACTGATCAGCTACGCAATGCGCCCGAAGGTGGAAGGGCCCAAGCCGCAGAAGGGCAGTGTGCCGGTAGTGCAGGACGGCAAGTCTGTCATCCGCATCTACGGCACGGTGTGGGTGGACGACTCGATCATCCTGGGCTGGAACACCGACGAGCCGCCGGAACCCATCAAGAAGAAAGGCGGCAAGAAATGATCGTGCGGATGGAGCATGCCCGCAGCTTGGGTTGGTGCGCCAAAGGCGGCCGCGCCTTCGCGGCGCGTCACAACTTGGACTGGTCGGAATTCCTGCGTAACGGCCTCGATGCTGAAGTGTTGCTGGCCACGGGCGACGGCCGCATGGTCGAGCTGGTCGCGCACGCGAAACGCATGGGGGCTGACCGTGGGAAGTAGCAAGAAGCAGACCGTCGGTTACTGGTATCGCCCGCTGATCCATTTCGGCTGGTGCCAGGCCCCCATCGATGCGTTCCTGCAGTTCCGTGGCGGCGATCGGCCGGCGTGGGAAGGTCGGCTGACCGAGAGCGGCACGATCCTCATCGATGCGCCGGATTTGTGGGGCGGTACCGATTCAGAGGGCGGCATCCAGGGCGACTTCGATGTGATGTTCGGCGAGCAGGACCAGGACGTGAATGCGTACCTGGCCACGCACATGGCGGAGACGTCAGCGTTCCGTGCCAAGGCCAGCGGCGTGTTCAAGCGCGGTCGCTATGGCGCGATGAACCCGTACCCGAAGCCGGCGTCTTTCAAGCTGGAACGGATCCTCAAAGGGTGGGATGAGGACGAGTGCTGGTATCCGGAGAAGGCGACCATCGGTGTAGCGGGCGTGGATAGCGGCACGTTGGTTACTGCTGTCAGCGCGGCCGGACAGTATGTCGATCACACAGGCGAATGGATCGGCCTCGGTGGCGACGGATTCCATAAGATGATCGCCACACCGCGGCGCTACATCCGGGCGAACTCGGGCGGTGCCGAATGGGCAGACAGTGCCGATCTGAATTGGACATCGAGCGTTGGTTCGCTTGGTCATGTGGGTGGTCCAGGGAACCTGGTCTATTTCGACGACACGATCATGTTCCCCGGCGGTCTTTACGGGGTTTACCGATCGATAGATGAAGGCGAGAACATTATTCTCGACCCGGAGCCAGAGGCCCCTGCGGCGGCTGGCTTCGCGTGCAGCCAAGACCTGGTGTTGGCAAGCTGCCATTCCGACAACACGATCTGGCATGCCAGCAAGGCCGCCGGGCCGTGGACTCCTGGGCCCGACTGTGGGATCTACGGGGGCTACGGAATCATGATGGTGTGGGGTGACCGAACCTTCATGCTGGCCGGGTCGGACACTACGGTGTTCAACACGCCGAAGATCGTGACTACCACGGACGGCGTTGAATTCTCTCTTCCGGAAACATTACCCAGCCTGCCTGGTGCGGATTACATCAACGGTCTTGCGTACGCGGTGGTAAACGGCGTCAAGCGATATGTTGCCTCGACCGACAACGGCCTTCTGATCTACCGAACCAGCACGACGTGGAATTTGGCCTCTGGTGTTGTGATGAGCGGCCTGCCGGTGACCAACGCCTTGCAGTTCGCCACTGATCGATTCTATTTCCGCACCACCGATGCGACGTGGGAAAGCTTTGACGGTGTCAACTGGGTGGAATCGACGTTGGCCGTAGGCTCTGGCCAAGTGGCGGGTGGGCTGACGTTCGACAACCGCACTTTCCAAACCCGTGGAATCAACCCGGCGCACATCGTTTATGACTCCCTGGCTTCGCAGTTCATGCAAGGCGAACCGGTCGAGCTGATCAACGATGCCAGCTTCCGCGGCGCGGCCGATACGCTGCACAGCGAAAGCTTTGCCGTGTGCACCGAGTACGACCCCGATGCAGAGACTGTCGAGGAGTTCCGCCAGCGCATTTGCACGGTGATCGCTGCTTCGTGCAGCCGTAGCCGCGTCAATGGGCAGTGGTACCTGGACCTTATCCGCGGCGAATACGTGCTGGAGGATCTGCCGATCCTCGCGGACTCTGACATCCTGGAATTCCAGGAAGAGCCCACGCTCATCGATGACGCCGTCAACCAGGTGGTGGTGGAGTGGTTCGACCCCGTCGCCAAGGAAGTCCGCAGCACGGCACCGGTGCATGCCCTTGGTGCCATCCAGGCAACGGGCACTATCATTTCCGAGACGATCAAGTTCCCCGAGATTCCTTACGAGACCTTGGCTCTGCGTGTTGCCGAACGCGAGCTGCGCAAAAAAGCCACGCCGCTCAAGCGCTACAAAGAAGTCTGCAACCGCACCCCGCACGCGTGGCGCATCGGCACCTACTTCCGCCTGCAGGCACCCAAGCGCGGCATTGCGGACATGGTTTGCATGGTCGGCGATATCGACACCGGCACGCTGCGATCGGGGGCGATACCGCTGGTGGCCGTGCAGGATGTTTTCAGCATGCCAAGCACCAGTTATGTGGTTGGCCAGCCGAGTGAATCAACCGCGACACCGCCCACCGGATCGCCGTATCAGCTATTGATCGAAGCGCCCTATGTGGAGCTGGCGGCGTTGATGCCAACGACTGAGCTCTCCGCGATGGCCGATGATGCAGGCTACATCCTCAGTCTGGCGGCACGGCCTACCAGCGGGCGCAACTACGAGCTGCTGACGGCGGCCGCCGGCGAAGAGTACGACAGCCACGGCCTAGCCGAGTGGTGCCCGCACGCGCTGGTGGTGGAGGCAGCGGATCCGCTGGACACGGAATTCACGCTTAGCGATGGCGTGGATCTGTCGCGGGTGTCGGTAGGTACGGCCGCACTGTGGGGCGACGAAATCACCCGCGTCGACGCGCTTGACAAAGAAGCAGGGACGATCAGCCTCGGCCGAGGTTGTGCTGACACCATCCCCTGGTCGCATGCCGCCGGTGAACGCATCTGGTTCTATGACGAGTGGCGTGGAACGGACAGCCGTGAGTACGTGCTGGGCGAGACGGTGCGCGCCAAATATCTGTCGCGCACGTCGTCCAGCAAACTCGCTGAGTCGTTGGCGTTTTCTGTTTCTACGGTGATGGCTGGGCGGGCAGCGCTTCCTTATCCGCCCGGCAATGTCCAGATCGATGGCGACCCATACCCTCCGGCGGTCTCAGAGACGTTCAACCTCACGTGGGCTCATCGCGATCGCGTCCTGCAGGCGGACCAGCTGGTGGACACGATGGTGGGCAACGTGGGTCCGGATACCGAGACGCGCTACGCGGTGCGCGTACTGGACGACGCCGATGCGTTGCTGGTGGAAAAGCTGGATATTGCTGGGGCCGTCGCGGCCATCGTGCTGGACTACACCGGCGATGTGACTGTGCAGCTCTACTCCATCAACGAGGCTGGGGAAAGTCTGCAGCGACACGAGCGCACGTTCGCGTACACGCCGCCCGCAGGAACCGTAACGACGGCCATCACCGCGGCTACCTACACGCCCACCGATGAAATCATCGACGGCGGGGAGATCACCTGATGGCCCTGTATCGATTCCTGGTGCGCGGCGGTACCGCTGCTGCGATTGCGGCCCTCAACGAGATCCCGCTGGCGCGTGAGCTGATCTTCGAAACCGATACCGGCAAGTCGAAGCTTGGTGATGGCGTCACCCACTACAACGACCTGCCATACCTCGGCGGAACTCCCGCCGGCGCTTTGATGGCGCGCATTTCCATGAGGTGCTAAATGATTCTCCTCGACAGTAGCCACACCCTGCAGATACTGCTCGGTGGTGCGACCACCACCACGCCGGGCGACATCCTCGCCAGTTGGGCTGATATTGCAGACGACGGCTCATCGTTCGCACCGGGCTGTGCGGACAACACGACCAACGGCACCACCGCTGTCACGATCGCAGGATCGCCGGCCAGCTCGATCTTCCGGCAACTAAAGTACCTATCGGTCTACAACGCCGACACCGTTGCGATGACGGTCACCGCTCGTGTATCCAATGGCGGCACGCACAGGAAGCTGATCACCCAGGAGCTTGAGCCTGGTGAGCGGCTGGAATACGTAGACGGCCGCGGATTCCAGACGGCTGTGGTCGCATCGGGTGGCAGCGGTGGGGGTGATGTGGAAGGGCCGTCAAGCGCGGTGGACCTGACACTGCCCCGTTTCGATGGCACGAGCGGTAAGCAGTTGAAGGGCTCGGGCATCGCTGTGTCCGACCTCAATGAAATCAGCGGCTACAAAGGCAACATCAACACGCAAACCGGCACGTCATACACCCTGGTCGCGGCGGATAGCGGAAAGATCGTGGAACTCACCAATGCCGCATCGATCGCCCTGACGGCAGACCCCACGTTACCCAAAGGGTTCTGCTGCACGATCGTGCAAGGGGGCGCTGGCGTGGCCACGATAGCGTCAAGCGGCTCAGGCTCCGTCGTCAATCGCCAGTCTCAATTCAAGACCGCTGGTGCCAATGCAATGTGTTCCGTCTACGTCCGCACCAATTCTGGCAGCGACGCGGTGTTCGTGTTCGGCGGAGACACGGCGACATGATTGCATTGCCATCTGCAATCGGGTTGGTTCGACCCGCTGTCACCAGTGGCGGCACGCCTCGTAACGCGTGGCGGATTTACATCGACGCTAACGATGGTGCAGGCACGTATTGCGGCATGACTGAATTGGAGATGATGACCAGCGTGGGCGGGTCTGACGTTACCGCCAACGACGGTCGCATATTCCGTTCCAGCGCTGTCAATTCAGAGAATGAGAGTTACCAAGCCTTCGATGGAAATTTCACAGGCACGGGCTGGCTCTCCTCGGGTGGCACATCAAATGAGTTCCTCGGCTTCCACTTCACATTATTCGGTGCGCCGCCCGTCGCCATTGTGCAGTTCGCGATCACGGCGTCGTGGAACGTGCCAACCGGATCGCCGCGTGATTTCAGGCTGCAATGGAGCAACGACATGTCGTCGTGGACGGATGCGCGGGTCGTCACCGGGGAGACCGGTTGGGGCTCAGGCCCGCCCGAGCGCCGGGTGTTCAACGTCTAGTTCGATCAGATGAATTGAGGTGTTCCGCATGAAACGCATCCGCTTCGAAGTACTCCCCGCCGGCGACGGTCGCTGGAACATCACCCGCGACAGCGTGGTGGTGGACTGGTGCGACAAGAAAGACGACGCGGTGGCCATGGCCGTCACCCGCTGCCACGTCTCCCGTGCTGCCGGCGTCAACTGCCAGCTGCTCATCAAGGGCAAGGACGGCCAGATCCAGGACGAACGCACCTACGGCAACGACCCGCCCGAGATCCCGGGCTGAGTAAAGACGGAGCGACCGACGACGTGCGTCAACACGCCGCCGGTCGCCAGTATCCACGTGCGTTCACACGTGTCCCAGCCATGGCTCCGTCACCCCTGCAGGGGCGGGGCGAGCATAACAAAGGACACGCAATGCCAAACCCCATCATCCCGTGGCCAGGCGGCAAGCGCCGCCTGCTGAAACACCTGTACCCGCATTTCCCCGCGCACGAGTGCTACGTCGAGGCCTTCGCCGGTGGCGCCGCCGCGCTGCTGTTACGGCCGACGCCGGCCAGGGTGGAAGTGCTCAATGACATCAACGGCGAGCTCGTGCGCCTGTATCGGTGCGTGCGGCATCACCTCGACGAGTTCGTGCGCATGTTCCGCTGGAGCCTGGTCTCCCGCGAGATGTTCGAGTGGGCCCAGATGGAGCGACCGGAGACCCTGACCGACATCCAGCGCGCTGCCCGGTTCTACTACCTGCAGAAGCTGGCCTTTGGCGGCAAGGTCCATGGCCAGAACTTCGGCTACGTGGCCAGCGGCAACGGTCCCAAGCTCAACCTGCTGCGCATCGAGGAGGAGCTGAGCATGGTCCACCTGCGCCTGGCCAACGTGATCATCGAGCACGGGCCGTGGCACGAGGTGTTGCAGCGGTACGAGGTGTTGCAGCGGTACGATCGCCCGGCCACGCTGCACTACCTGGATCCGCCGTACTGGGAGACCGAAGGCTACGGCGTCGACTTCCCCTTCAGCGAATACGAACGCATGGCGGTTCTGATGCGATCGGCGCAGGGCAAGGTCATCCTGTCGATCAACGACCACCCGGATATCCGTCGGGTCTTCGACGGCATGGCCATGTACCCGCTGCAGATCCACTACACCGTGGGCAAGGTCGGCCGTGACCAGGCTGCCGGCGAGCTGATCATCAAGAACTGGGACGACAGCCAGGCGCAGCTGCTCTGACGGGATCCAGCGGCCGCCGGCGGCTGAGACTGGCGTGGGCTACGCTCCCGCCATGCTGCCTGCCCCCTGCCGCTGGATCCACGACCAAGCCGGTTCCTACCTGCAGTGGAATGCCGCGTGCATCGGCTCGGTCAAGGTCCGGGAAGGGCGCTGGCGGGTCACCCTGTCGTCGTGGGGCGTGCACCAGGAGCATCCCTGCAGCAGCCGCCAGCAGGGCATCCGGTTCCTCGATCGGTGGGTCTGTGCGCGTGGCGGCCTGCCTGGCTTCGGCAGTCGGGCAGAGGGGCGGAAAACCATGGCGGCGACGCAGGCCAGGCGTGAGGCCGCACTGGCCCAGCTGTGGGCGCTGGCCTCCCGAAAAACCCCGACACCGCTGAGCGGTACCAATGGTTTCACGGACCCGCCTCCCGAAAATTGCGCCACTCAAGTCTATGAATGGCCGTCAGAACCGCCCTAACTCTTAATCAATAGGTCGAAGGTTCGAATCCTTCACAGCCCACCATA